CGGTGCAGCTCACGTTCCTACTGATTTAGCTATTGTTGGCAAAGGCTGGTGGTTAGAACGAGGAGAATATGATGGTTCTGAATGGTGGGATTTTAAAGAAACACCTAAACAAATCAACGAAGTCAGAAACATTTCTTGTCTTGTAGGCGGAATGTGGCCAACGCTTAAAGAATTGAATACCATCAACCCGATACAAGAAAGGCTTGAAGAAATGAGAAAAGAGAGGGGATCTAATGAACCCAGAAATAATTGACAACGTAAACAAACCAAGCCACTACCAAGGAAGATTTGGCATGGAATCTATTGATGCTTTAAGGAATTTCATGACACCAGAACAGCTGAAAGGATTTTATCTTGGAAATGCCTTGAAGTATCAACTGCGATTCCAGAAGAAAAACGGTCTTGAAGACCTGAAAAAAGCACGAAAGAACCTTGATTGGTTGATTGAGGAGATGGAGCATGAGTGAGTACGCTTTGTACCAAGGTGATGCATTCATAACATTGGGAACTCTTTCGGAAATCAGCAAAGAAACAGGTATTGCTGAAAGGATGTTGAAGTATTATACTTTTGCTTCCACGCAAAGAAGAAATCCAAATGGTAGAGCTGTCGTAAAGATTGAGGTGGATGATGAATAGAGAAGATAAGACTTTTCCAGAACAATTAAGGATGTGGCGAAAATCAAGACGATTGACACAAACACAAGCAGGGAAAGTGCTCGGTGTTTCAGTAAATACGATTGGCCGTTGGGAAGGAGGTAGGGTACCGCCTAGGCGTTTTAGAAAAAGAATAGCTGAAGAGTTAGGAGTTGAGGAATCGATTTTATTCGATGTAGTACCCAAAGAGTTCAACACCCTTTTAAAAACGAAACGGCTAGAGCGTAAACTGACTCAAAAAGAGCTTGGTGAACGATTAGGATATTCTGAAGCGACGATTAGCATTTGGGAAAATGGTGGCAGAATTTCAGAGTTTGCCATCGAAGACATCTGCACATTTTTTGGAATAGAGATATAAAAAAGAGCCAGCACACGGCTGACCCTCATAGCAACAAATCATTAACACTATTATATCATGAGGAGGAGTTCGTGTGCAAATAGAATTATTGGATATCATCGATGAAAAGAAGACAAGAAAGGAAGCTATCAAAGTCCTTAAAAAATACAGTCGTCTGAGACGGATTGCTGGAGAAGAATACGCTCCAAAAATAACAATATCCTACTCGCTTGAACCAAGATCATCAAGTGGTAAGACAAGCAAGCAGGTAGAAAGCATGGTCGTGCGTAGAGTGTCAGCTCAGCAGGACCTAGAGCTAATCGCTAAAGCAATCAACAATCTTTCCGATTTAGAATACACACGTATTCTTGTTGAACGATATTGCAGGAAAAAGAAGAGGGAAGACTATAGCATTTATTCAGAACTAGGCTACTCATCTAGTGAATATTATCGGATATTGAACAAAGCTCTATTAGAGTTTGCGGAGTCCTATCAAGCAAGCAACCTTCTAGTTTACAAGTGATTTCTGGGAAAATCTTGGGAAAAATCTGGGAAAATCTTGGGAGAATTGGAACAGAAAAAGGTGCTAAAATAGTATTATCCAATGATTGGCAACGAACAGTCATGAGGACTCCTAAAAATACAGAGGCTTCAGCCTCTTAGACAGTAAGGACAGGTTAGCAGGTTGTTTGGGTCTCCTTGAAACTTTTACCAAGCGTACGTTTTACTGCTAGACCAGCTGGTTCAATTCCAGCTACTGTCATATTCCATGCCACGACCAGTGGCTTTTTATGTAGGAAGGAGAGGTACATGAAGAAAGTAGAACCAATTCGTGATCTAGATGATATCGAACGAATCAAAGATTACTTGAAAAATAAAAGTGATAGAAACTACATTCTTTTCATGTTTGGAATCTATTCTGGTCTAAGAGTGAGCGACATAGTACCTCTTCAAGTTAAGCAAGTAATTGCTGATAGGATTGAACTAAAAGAGAAGAAGACTGGGAAGATAAGGTATTTTCCAATCAGCCCCCCTCTCAGAAAAGAAATCAATCGCTACATTAAAGATAACCAGTTAGCAGAGTACGATTATCTCTTTCCAAGTAAAAAGAAAAAGAGAACAGATGGTGTTCGTATCACACACATTGGAAGGGTAGCGGTCTATCAAATACTGCAAGACGCAGCTAAGTATGTAGGTTTGAGTCACATAGGAACTCATTCAATGAGGAAGACATTTGGATATCATCATTACAAAAAGAATAGCAATGTAGCTATCCTTCAAAAGATATTCAATCACTCTACACCAGATATCACACTAGGATATATCGGGTACAGTCAAGACGAACTTGACCAGAGTATACTATCATTTGACTATTAAATAACCTATCTATTTTACATAATGAGAAAATGTAAATTAGTTTTTAGAAAAATATAGTTAAAGCCATGGCACTCTTGGCTTTGAAGTTGTTTAATTTTATTTAACAGAATATAAGATATGTTAAATACAAGAGGGGGTGGGTGCACTAAAAACACCCCTGCTTTGAAAGATACCGAGGGGGTACATTTGAGAATACCAACCCCCTCCATTAAAAAGAAAGGCCCCCCCTCCCAAGATGAATACCAACCCCCTCCGAGCGGACCGTAGTGGACCACATAGAGTAGCCTTTGAGAAGAACAAGAAGATTATCTTAAAGACAAGAAACACTTGTGGGATATGTGGCCAGCCTGTAGACAAAGACCTGAGATATCCTCATCCATTAAGTCCAGTCATTGACCACATCGTTCCAGTAAATAAGAACGGACATCCATCTGACATTGCTAACTTGCAGTTGGCGCATTGGCAATGTAATAGACAGAAGTCTGACAAGTTGTATGCTGATGAAAAAACAAATGGAACTAAAATAATCGGCAATAGGAACTTACCACAAAGTACAGATTGGTTTAAGTATAAGAGTTAAAAAAATAAACGTGATTAAAAAAGGACGAGTGTTCCTGCCAAGGTGGGGGGATGACCCCCTCCCCCTCGGTGCTTCAGGGCTTCACACCGTCACTGTACATTTTTTCTCGCGGGAAATGAAAGGTAGTTGTATAAAATGACATTGAAAGGTATGGGCTATCTCAGGAAGAAGTTAGCCAATTACAAAATGGGTGTAGATACTAGATACAATCAGTATGCTATGCAACACAATGATATAGATGTTGGTATTACGATACCACCTCAAATTAGGCAACAATATCGAGCAGTCTTAGGTTGGGCTGCTAAGGGTGTTGACAGTCTTGCAGACCGTTTGGTTTTTCGTGAGTTTGCTAACGACGAATTTGAGGCGAATGAAATCTTTGCTCAGAACAATCCAGATGTATTCTTTGATAGCGCGATCCTTTCAGCATTGATTGGGTCGTGTTGTTTTGTCTACATCTCACAAGGAGACGACGATGACGCTCCTCGGTTGCAGGTTATCGAGGCAAGCAATGCGACTGGTGTTTTAGATCCTATCACTGGCTTGCTGACAGAGGGCTATGCCGTTTTGAAACGGGATGACAATGGTTATGCCGTGCTTGAGGCTTATTTTACTAGTGATGTGACTTGGTTCTATCCGAAAGATGGTAAGCCGTTTGCAATCGGAAATCCAACTGGGGTTCCTTTGTTGGTACCAGTCATTCATAGACCTGATGCTGTCCGTCCGTTTGGTCGGTCACGAATTACTAGAGCTGGGATGTACTATCAGAGATACGCTAAACGAACGCTTGAACGGTCAGATGTGACTGCTGAGTTCTATTCATTCCCTCAGAAGTATGTGTTGGGATTGAGTCAAGATGCTGAGGCAATTGATACTTGGAAAGCGACTGTGTCTAGCTTGCTGACCTTTACGAAAGATGATGAGGGAGACAAGCCGAATGTGGGACAATTCACCACATCCAGCATGTCTCCTTTTACTGAACAGTTACGAACTGCAGCCGCTGGCTTTGCTGGGGAGATGGGTTTGACCTTAGATGATCTTGGTTTTGTGTCTGACAATCCGTCATCTGTGGAAGCTATCAAGGCTAGTCATGAGAACTTGCGGTTAGCTGGTCGTAAGGCCCAGCGATCTCTAGGCTCTGGTTTGCTGAATGTGGCTTATGTCGCTACTTGTTTACGAGATGAGTTTCCGTATTTGAGGAAACAGTTCAATAAAACGGTCGTGAAGTGGGAGCCTTTGTTTGAGGCGGACGCTAACATGCTGACCTTGATTGGTGATGGTGTTATCAAACTGAATCAAGCAGTGCCTGGCTATATGGATGCTGAAACCATCCGTGACTTGACTGGTATTAAAGGGTCAGACAAGCCTGC